TGCATACAGTGATGCTATTCCCCTGTTTGCCACCAGCATTATGAAAATAACCAACGGGTATATTCCTATGACTGTAAAAAGTGAAGAATTGCCCTTAGAAAGACAGGATATCTTTGGGACTATGATGAAACACCAAGAATGGACACCAAAAAAGATAATTCCCATCAAAGTCGTAAGCGAAAAAGTAGCTGTGATTGACAATGTCGAAGTCTACGGACAAAGCACTGTGATAAATAGTTAAAGAGAGCACAAGGAGCCTTAAAATGAATTTACATGTATCAGTAGCCTGCCGCAGATATTATGCGATTGACGCAGTTGTTACTTCTGAGGGAATCGAATATAAAACATATCCTGCATACGATATAGAAAGACTGAAAAAATATTGGGCCGCGCAAGCTGTTGATCCAAATATGGCAGTATTTTTAAATCGTTCAGATCCGTTCCAGCCCATGCTGGTTCCTGTCACACCTGATATGACGCCATTATGGACCACAGATACCACAGCAGTGTACGACCACCCAACACAAAGTGATACATATCCCTCAGGTGTTATCAAATTCAAAGAAGATATCATAGACAATGTTGATTTTTCCGATCATGCAAAATATGATATTTTTAATCCAGGAGCAGTTTGCGTTACTGTACCTTACAGACATGATGCAACTCTTGATCTGATGGTTAAACCACAAACACCTCCTGATCGTGCCATGTTGTCTGGTGTAGCTAGAGGGCATCAAATTCCAATACACAATTCAATTGCTCAGACTAGTCACAGTAAAATGGCTCCCCATGTGGCTCAACGACTGGATGGCAACGGAGCCATGATAAGCGTTCTTGTTCCGCTGGCAGATATGCCTCCTAGTAAATGGGATATTATTTTTAACGTGTGCGAAGAAGGACTATTACGTCTTAACAGTGAATTTCCACTAAAGGCAGCATCTCCAGTTCCAGGAAATTATATTCAAAATATGATGCCAGCTGTGTATTTCAAACAGGATACTGCTACAGTTGATGCTGACGGTGTTGTTGATTTGGAATTTTATCTAGGCACTGCTGGTAAAACTCCAATTACTGACCACGAAGCCACTGTGTATGTAAAAACAACCGGTGGGTTTTTAAACAAGACTAAAATCCGTACAGTGAACGGCAAAGGCAAAGTGAAACTGATTTCAAATCATTTGGAATCAGGCGATGTTATCAAAGCAAGTGTTGGTTTTCAATACTATTCCGGCACAGATGATTGTATTGTTACAGTCAAATAACATGGCATGAAACTGGCCATAATAGGCGATGGCAAAGCCAGTGCCATAGCAATACTAACAGTTCTAGATCTAGTAAAAAATAAAAATTACACAGATCTAGAACTTTTTATTTTGCACGATACTATACGTGCCAACGACCAGTTGGCAACCGCTGCCAATCCTGTGTTAAATCGATTGCTCAAAAATGTGATTAACTTTAATGATCACGCGGACATTAAAAAAATACAAGGCAGCATGAGACTAGGAATCAGCCATACGTGGCACGATGACTCGTTGGCCAAATGCTGGATACAATCTCCAAGTCCGGGTCTACATTTTAATGGTAATATTTTCTTTGATTTTGTAGTAGAGTCAGTATGTGATCTTTATGCAAATGTCACTTATCAAACTGGAAAAATGCGAAAATTAAATCAGTCTGATATGTATGCCACGGTGTCACTGGACGACACTGAATTGCTATTTGATTATGTAATAGACACAACCGGATTAGATCAGACCAATTATACAGTACCGGACTTTGCTCCAGTGGACAAAATAATAACAGCCGAAACTAAAAATTCCTATAATGAATCGCATACATCGATTACATTCCATGACAATGGCTACAGTTTAGGAATACCACTAGTGGGCAAGAAAGTTGTATATTATTTTTATAACAGTAAAATTATCAATGTAGATCAAGCAGTGGGCAATTTTAATCAAATTGCCAGTTTAAATACCGATCCTCAATTGAAAGATTTCAATCCCAGATATAAAAAATACAGTATAAATGATAGAATCATATATGCAGGACCCGGTTTGTTCTATATGGAGCCAATACAGGCATTGCCCTTTCACTTTTATCAAGATACAATAAAAATAATATTGTCTAATCTCATGTTAGAAAATTATAACAAATCGTTAGACATAGAAGCTAATCAAGGTTATATTACCAACATGGAATTAAAACAAGACTTGATTGCACTTACCTATCATAATAAAAATAATTATTCATCAGAATTTTGGAAACAAGCTAGAGATAACAGTAAAAAATACTTGTCGCAGTCAGAGCATTTTAAAAAATTTGTAGATAATTATAAAAATACAGGTAATTTAGAATATGATTTGCATGACAACAAAGTGGCCGTGAAATATATCACAGGCTTGGGCATAGATCTAGATAAGATCTACTAAATCAAATACAGTTTGCAATTTGGTACGTATAGTTTTACTGCTAAAACTGTTTCGTAACCCTTGATGTAGGGGTTTAGGTGCGCGGTCGATCACGGTCCACGCCCATCCCAGGTGTTCATCGCTCAATATGGGAACAAATTCCGTTTCAACCACGCACAGATATGTGTGAAAATTAAACACACGGTCGTTGGATACAAATGTTTCTAACGGAATAGTTTTAAGTAGTGATGGTATACTGCCAATTTCTTCTGTAATTTCACGTTGAAGTCCTTGCCATGGAGTTTCGCCATGCACATTGGTACCACCCACTAAACCCCACGTGCCTTCATGTTTGCCTGATTTCTTTTGCAATAGCAAAAATCTCTTGGTGGCCTTGGCATAGAACAGCGCACCACTACAAACTATTTGGTCTTTTATAATACGATTTTCCATTGGTCAGATCTATATTCACCTTCAAAGCTCTTGACCCATGAAACACCGTTCCATAAGTATTGAACTCCAGTGTATATATTCGTTTGCCAGACCATGGTGGTGGTTTCTTGAGCACTGTGAAATATCACTTGCCATGCGCTTCCGGTATATTCTATAATATCGTTGGCTTTTGCCACTAAACTGCCCCATGTGATTGCAGGATCAGTGTTATCTGTACTGCCTATATCTTCTATTACGAGATAACGAGTGCCAGCGGCCACTGTACCAAGGTTATATGTTAGTGGGTTAATGATGGCATCAAATGTACCAGGGCTGGCAGGTCTATTGGATGATGCGGCATTGTAATGCGACACGTCGTAACTCAGATAACCACTGCTGTCAATGCCAGTGTTTGATGTAAGACTATCGGGATTATAATTAACAGTGAGTTTGGTTGAATCCAACGAATTGATAGCAACAGTGCCTATAACGTAGGTGCCATTGGGTTGTTGCAAATACAATGTACTACTGCCGGCAGCATATTGTCCTGGATATTGACTAAACAACACGTTCCAGTCTATGGCATTTCCGGTAGGAGTGGGTATGCTTAAAGTGGGCTCCATGGGATTGAAACCATCTGTTTGATTTAGCAAAACAGCTTGACCATTGTATACCTGTATGGTATAACCTGTAATGGTTGTGGTCTCTGTGGCCAACAGTGGATTAAAAGCAGTGGTGACACCGTCGCTTTGTACAGCAGGATCAATACCCAACCCATTTTCATATCCAGTTGGATATGTGTTGGATCCGTTGTACACACTGGCAATGATTTTTGTAATAACTCCAAGATGTTTGACTTTGACTGGGGGACTGATCCATATGGGGCTATCAAGTGTTAGGCTAGCAACTTCAATAGGAGTGTCGTTGCCCACTGGAACTTGTCTACTGCTCCAATTTATCGCCCCCAAGTTCAATACACTTATACTGGTCCAATCAATGTAGTTGTCTGTGGTTTGCAATTCCAAACTGGGATTGAACAACACTAAAATTTGCTCTAGGATCTGTAATTTTTGTTCTGTGCTACTGCTCCAGATGTCGCATTTCATGGTCAATTTGTATGGCGTTGGCATCAGTCGTTCCACAGTATAGTTACGACCTTGCCCTGTGGTATATTGCCCACTGTTATTAACGTCACGCTCTCTAAAATTCAATTTGCTAACAAATGATTGATCTGCCAAACGATCTCTATCAAGATCCAAACCGTTGATATAGATGCTTATTCTTGGCACACTATTGACCACGTTTTCGCTGTTTTGTCTAATGATGCTGGCAACTGCACGATCCGGATCACCGTACATGACAGGCACTTGATGCAAACTGCCGTCGCCGTATTTCACAACAAAATTACTAAACGCACGAATAGTTTGTGTAAGATAACGTCTTACCTGACCATCATAAAAAAACTGCATTATAGATCCGCCCTGGGTTTGAGTGCTTTGCTAAGACTGTTTCGTTGAGCATCTCGTGTGTTATATAGTGAAACAGTGTATTGACCGCTGTATAGAATGGTTTGCTGTTGAGCACTTATGATAGGTAATGTGATTCTCAAACAAGCAGTCACAGTTCCAGTAATACTGGTGTAATTGTATGTGGAATACAAGGCTGGATAATCAGCCAAAGCATATTCTAGGGTAGTTACACCTATCTTGATCACAACATACGGAGCAGTACTGCCTAAGGAATACAATATTCTTGTGGAAATAGTTGCCGCACCCGCTGTTAACGATATCACATCGCTGGCCAGCTGATTGTTGTATGTGTAATTGTTGTTGTTGATAAAACTGGTCTTGAGTGTGTTTCGTGTATCAGTATTGGTCATGTCCATGCGCACACTGTCCTCAACTTTGACCCATGTTTGTCCCGTGCCGTCAAAACGGAATAATCTGTTGGGTAAAAAATCCGTTCTCAAAAAGAAATCATTCGCCGCAGGCGCATTTGGAAATTGTACTCCAAATCCAAATGCATAGCCATTTTGCGGATATCCATCGCCCACCAAGTAACCGGTATATCCAGTACGTACAGGCACATCGCTCACGCTACTTGCTAGATAGCTGGTGTTGCTACCATCCAGTGTTGTTTCATCCACTGATGTCAATAGCGGTTTACCGTTGGCTGGGTCAACTGCCAGCGTGTAGAACTGTCTAGTTTCGTAACCGCTCTTTGGAGCGTCTGCTTGTGCCTGGGCCACCACTTGATTGTTGATTTGTATTTCTTTGTTGTAAGTGCTTAACAAATCACGCAATGTGGTGTTGGCTACTGGATCGCCGTTTGCATCTTTTGCCTTCTCATTGAATATGCTGGCAAATTTCTGGTTGTCTGTGATACGCTTGATTCGTAATCTAAATAGATGCGGGAACCATGTGACACTGAATCCTTCGCTGGCACGACCCACATCTTCTATCACATAGTATCTTGGTAAACTGAAATCAAAATCGTTGAGAGCAAAATCGTCACGCAGATGCGGTAACTCTATGACATCGCCGCTAATGGGCTTGCGACCAACATATTTTACAAAATCGTTGATATGCACAGTCATGTAAAGAGTATCATTGTCTATAAACAATCCAAATTGACTTAGATTAAAGTCGATATTTTGTACATTATAAATGCCACGGATTCTGTAAATTTGTGTATCGTAGGTGTTGTCCCGATTTTCTAAAAACAGCAAGTCTTGTATGTTGCCCACACCAGTATTGGCATAAAAAGGCTGATCGGCAGTTGCGTTTGTTGATGTGGTATTAGCCCCAAGATACTTGTGAATATATACGTCTGTTCCGCCCGCTTGAAACATCTCGCTGGCTTGACGATCTATGAACTTGTAGTCGTTACCTTTCTCTGGTTTATATAGGGATAATCTTGGCATATGATATTTATCGCCAGCTAAATATACTAGGAGAACAAAAACATGGATGATTTAGCACCGTCAGTAGCGTCGAATTCAACAACAGAACGCAACAAAGTCTTTGAATACATTAGAACTATGTTGGGCGACGGCATGATTGAAGTTGAACTAGATCCTATCCATTATGAAACAGCACTGGATCGTGCGTTAAATCGCTTTAGACAACGCAGTCCAAATGCTGTGGAAGAAAGCTATTTGTTTTTAGAACTGATTCAAGATCAAAATGAGTATAGATTACCAGATGAAGTTATCACAGTGCGTCAGGTGTTTCGCCGGGCTGTTGGATCTCGAACTGGTATGGGTGCAGGCGGAACTTTGTTCGAACCCTTTAATTTGGCATACACCAACACATACATGATGTCAGGTAGCACAATGGGTGGCTTGGCAACATACGATGCATTTGCTGGTTATCAGAAATTAGTAGGCCGCATGTTTGGCAGTTACATAGAGTTTTTGTGGAAACCCACCAGTCATTTGTTGGATATTTTACAACGCCCATTTGCCCAAGGCGAACAAATTCTCGTACAAAGTTATAACTTCCGTCCGGACTGGGTGTTGCTACAGGATATCTATGCCAAGCAATGGCTCAAAGATTATGCACTGGCCACAGCTAAAGAAATGTTGGGAGAAGCTCGCAGTAAATTCGGCAGTATCGCTGGCCCTGGTAATGCTATCACATTGAACGGCACTGCACTAAAGAGTGAATCCAAAGATGCATTGGAAAAACTAGATAAAGAATTAGAGAATCTTGTGTCCGGCGGCACCGGATATTACATGGTAATTGGCTAAAAATAATTTGACCTTGTAACAAAACTGTTATATACTAGCACTACATTAAGAGGTGCTATATGATCATAGGTGTGTGCGGTTTTATTGGTTCGGGCAAGGACACTGTTGCCGATTATCTCACTAACTTTCACGGATTTAGACGAGAATCGTTTGCCAACAGTCTTAAAGATGCAGTGAGTGCGGTATTTGGTTGGGATCGTACCATGCTGGAAGGTCGTACAAAACAGGCTCGTGAATGGCGTGAACAGGTAGATCCTTGGTGGGCGGAAAGACTGGGCATGCCACATTTAACTCCCCGCTGGATCTTGCAATACTGGGGTACAGAAGTTTGCCGTCAGGGATTCCACGATGACATGTGGATTGCGGCCCTGGAAAACAAACTGCGTACAAGTACAGATAATATTGTTATTTCCGATTGTCGTTTCCCCAATGAAATTAAATCAATCAAAAGTGCAGGCGGCCAGATTGTGTGCGTAGAGCGTGGTATTCAACCACATTGGTATGATATTGCTTTGCAGGCAAACCGAGGCAGTACCAATGCCCAGGATTGGTTAAAAACTGAAATGATACACGCAAGTGAAACCAGTTGGGTTGGTACTAATTTTGATGCGGTTCTGGATAATAACGGCACTATCGAAGACTTGTTTTCGCAAGTCAAAGATCTGGTACAAGATCCCCTTGTCGCCATTGATGCCCTTCTCGATGAAGAATCCGTTGACAGTTGGCGCACACTGTCTTTAAGTTAGTGTGTTTGCAATTATTTAAATCACCGTCCACATGAAATACTGCAAAGATATCTAGGTACGGTGATTTATATCCACATTTATCGCAGGAATTTTTGATTCGATAGCCGGCTTTTAACCACCTGGGAACTTTGACTCCGCGTAAACAATGCCCACACTGAGTTCTATAGTAGGGTTTTTTGTTTTTATAATAGTTAATGGCTACTGGATGTAGTCCGCACAAGCACAAAGGTCGCATACGATTATTTAAGCCTTTTTGCCACCTTTTCTCGAGGCTATTACAGCTACAAATTAATCAAAAGCCATAAATACATGAACAACATGTCATCATGGAGATCATACAATGGCCATACTTCAGTCACCAGGCGTTAGCGTAACAGTAGTAGACGAAAGTTTCTACACACCAGCCGCGCCAGGCACCGTACCTTTAATCGTAATTGCTACAGAATCAAATAAACAAAATGCTGCCGGCACAGGTATTGCACCGGGCACATTGGCAGCCAATGCAGGAACAGTTTATTTGCTAACAAGTCAAATGGATCTGGGAGCCACTTTTGGTATTCCTATGTTCCAGACTGATGCAGAAAATAACCCTGTACATGCAAGTGAAGTTAATGAATACGGATTACAAGCCGCTTACAGTTTTCTAGGAGTCAGTAATCAAGCATATGTAGTACGTGCTAATGTTGATCTAGGACAACTAACAGGCAGTGGCACAATTCCAGCAGGCAGTCCAGTAGACGGAACATATTGGTGGGATACTGCAACAACCAGCTTTGGCGTATTTCAGTACTCCGCTGGCGGCGATCCATCGAACACAGCATTCTATGTAAAAACAGTCAACACAATTACTAATGTGGCTTACACAACAGGATCGGGCACTTATTCTCCGCTGGGCAGTTATGGCCAAGCAGGCGATTATGCTGTAGTGGCCCTGGGTTCCACATTGCCTACCAATACCTTGTGGTTTAAAAAATACAATACACTGAGCGATGGTACTGCTGGTAGCACTGCCGGCAACAACGTTTCATGGGTAGCAGTAGGTTCAACAGCATGGACATCTGGCTGGCCAACAGCAATTGGTACAGTGGCAGGTGTAAGTTTTATCTCTAGTGATACCTTGGTTATTAACGGGTACACAGCAACAGGCGCAACCACTTACGGTGGCCTAGTAACTGCAATTGGCACAAACGTAACTGGCGTCACAGCCAGTATACAAAACGGTTTGTTGAATTTGTATTCAACTGGTGTTGATATCGTTATCAGTGGTACGCTAACCAGTGGTGCAAAAACAATCATAGCTCCTGGCACATACAAAGCTCCGGCGCTATCAATCAGCCCACACTACACTGTCCCACAATACAGTACCTATTTGAATTCCAGCACAGTGGCAGGTTATCCAACAGGCAGTTTGTGGATCAAGACAACCACTGTAAATCAAGGTGCCAACTGGAACATTGAAAAATACAATGCTACCACAAGTACATGGATTCGTCAAACAGTTAGTCAGTTGTATGCAAACAATCAATCAGCAATGGCTGCGTTGGACGTAAGCGGCGGCGGAATCAACATTCCGGTAGGACAAGTTTATATCAAGTTTAATGATACAGAAGCAAGTCCCACACAGGCTAATTTTAAGATCTATCAACGTCAAGTAACTGGGGCCACAGTAACTACATCAGCCATCATTACTTCAGGAACATTGACCAGTGGCTCAAATACATTCCAGATCACCAGCAGTCAAACCGGTAGCAGTTCATTACCATCACTGGTAACTGTGACATTCACAGCGGCTGGTACCACAGCAGATGCTAACACATTGGCTTCAGCTATCAATGCTCAAACTGTGGGATTGGTCAATATCAAAGCATCAGTGACCAGTAGTAACCAAGTGACGTTGCAACACATCTACGGCGGCGATATCAGATTGGTAGACGGTACTAATACTCCAATCACTAAACTATTCAGCACAACAACAAGTGCAAACTTTGATCCAGATCCAACAAGCAATGGCAGCGATGGTAAATTCATTGTCACAGCATGGAATTGGGTTAATGGTAGCAATGTAAGTTTGGTCACTCCAAGTGCCACTGCACCAACTACCAACCCAGCCAATGGTACATTATGGTACAACACCAATATTGATGTTGATATCATGGTAAATGATGGCACACGTTGGAGAGGTTATTTGACCTCTGAAGGCAAGGCCGTGGTAAATCCAGGTGTTGGTTTTGCCAGCGGTACCACAAGTACAGATCCAAATGGTCCTATCATATCTGCTACAGAACCCACTGTTCGTAGCGATGGCCTGGGATTAAATCACGGTGATATTTGGGTCAGCACAGCAGATTTAAGCAAGTTTCCAACAATTTACAAATACAATTTTTTAACTAAAAAATGGAGACTGATTGATGTAACGGATCAAACTGGCAGTTTGGGTATGTTGTTTGCAGATGCACGTTGGAGTGACAACAGTGCGAATTCAGGAGTCAGTACAGGCGCAGGCACACCAGGCACCATTGTCAGCTTGTCCGCCAGCAATTATGTAGACTTTGACGCACCAGATCCAACTGTGTATCCAAAAGGCATACTGTTGTATAACCTACGTCGTAGCGGTTTTAATGTCAAGAAATATGTAACAGGATATGTAAATACCAATGCATACAATACCAGAGTAACAGGTAGTCCGTTGATGACTAACTACAATCCGGATCGTTGGGTCACTAACTCTCCTAACAGTTACAAAGGTGTTGGACAGTTTGGTGCAAATGCTCAACGTGCAGTTGTTGTTCAAGCATTAAATGCATTGATTCAAAGTAACGATCAAATTCGCGACGAAGACAGCAGAGTGTTCAACTTGCTAAGTTGCCCAGGGTATTTAGAAACTACTCCAGCACTGGTTGGATTGAACACAGATCGTGGACTGTTATCGTTTATCGTAGCAGATGCTCCAGCACATTTGACTCCAGATGCAACATCATTGAGTAACTGGGGCAACAACGTAAACAAAGCAACTGTGGATGGTCCAGACGGGCTTATTGAAAATCATGCATACTCAGCAGTTTACTATCCATGGGGCTACACAACTGACCTAATGGGCAACAACATTGTTGTTCCTCCAAGCCATATCATGTTACGCACAATCGCACTCAGCGACAATGTGAGTTACCCATGGTTTGCACCAGCTGGTGTACGTCGTGGCGGAGTTACAAATGCCAGTAGTGTTGGCTATGTCAACGCCGCAACAGGTGAATTTGAAACTGTGGCATTGAATGCCGGACAGCGCGACACATTGTCAGCGGTACATGTAAACCCAATCACATATATTGGCGGTGTTGGTTTAGTAGCATACGGACAAAAGACTCGACAACTGGTAGCTAGTTCGTTGGATCGTATCAACGTGGCACGTTTGGTAATTTACTTGCGTTATCAACTGAACACAATTTCCAAGCCATTTATATTTGAACCCAACGATACGATTACTCGTAACACAATTAAACAACAGATTGAAAAACTATTGCTTAACCTAACAGCAGAACGTGCTCTATATGACTTCTTAGTTGTATGTGACAGTTCAAACAACACACCAAGCAGAATTGATGCTAATGAGCTACATGTAGATATAGCCATTGAACCAGTCAAAGCTGTGGAATTCATCTATATTCCACTACGTTTAGAAAATACTGGCGCAATCAAAGGTCTGAGCAAATAATAGGAGATTATAATGGCAATTGCGGCACTATCAAACTTTACGGTACCACTAGCTTCGGATCAAAGCGCAAGTTCACAGGGCATGTTGATGCCCAAGTTGAAATATCGTTTTAGAATTTCATTTGAAAACTTCGGAGTAAGTACACCAACAACAGAATTGACCAAACAGGTTGCAGAAGCGGCTCGTCCAAAAGTTGAATTTGAAAATCAAACCATTGACATTTACAACAGCAAAGTATACTTTGCCGGTAAACCCAAGTGGAGTCCAATCGCAATCAAATTGCGTGACGATGTAACCAATGCTGTTAGCAAATTGGTTGGTGAACAGAATCAGAAACAGTTTGACTTCTTTGAACAAAGTTCAGCGGCTTCAGCTGGTGATTACAAGTTTACCATGCGTATTGAAATCCTAGACGGTGGCAACGGCACCAGCACTCCTAACGTTCTTGAAACTTGGATCTGTTATGGTTGCTATATCCAGAGCACCAACTGGAACGATTTGAAGTATAGCGAGCAAGGTCCAGCGATGATTGATTTGAGCATTCAATTTGACAACGCTGTACAAGCACCAAGCGAATTGGCTATCGGTAGTCCAACATCAGTTCAGACTAATCGCGGCAATAACACCAACGCATTGGGCGGTTAATATTTAATAAGCCTACGAAAGTAGGCTTTTTAATGGTTGCTCATTAACTACGTACTTTATATATTAAATAAATAATAGTATGTCCTTCACCTCTAACCCCAATTTAAAACATGATCCCGCACTTAATTTCCGAGATCAGCGCCATGCCAGCAGGTTGTTTACAGCAGATCAGTTTAGGCTTGCACCCAAACAAAATTTCCTATTTCATGTGGCATTTGGCATCAACAAGGCGGCACTGATAAATTCAGAACTGGTACAGCGATACGGCAATGAAATTAACATGCTGGTGAAGAGTGCAGACTTACCAAACATCACACTAAAAGTAGATACTGTGCATCAGTACAACAGAAAAAAGAATGTGCAATACATAAGTGAATTTACAGATTTGAGTATCAAGTTCCATGACGACAATATGGGATTGATTAATCATCTTTGGCAAAATTACTACACTTACTATTATGCAGATCCGAGATCTGCCACAGTCAATGGATCATACACTAGAAATGCTACAAAAAACAGTAATTTTATTCCAACAGCATACGGCTTGGATAATAAAAGCACACGACCATTCTTTGATTACATAAAAATATATCAAATGGCTCGCCATGAATATGTTGAATATTTTTTGCATAATCCAATCATTACCAACTGGAATCACAACAAACTGGATTACAGTCAGGGTAATACTCCGCATGATTTTGATATGAAAATAAAATATGAAGCTGTGAGCTATAGTCAAGGCAGTGTTAACGCTCAAAATGATGCTCCCGAAGGATTTGGCCAAACGCATTATGATTTCACGCCCAGTCCGCTAAGTGGCATCAATCCTGATCCCAGTACAATAAGTCCCAGCTTTGTAGCGGCATTGGATATTGAAACTATTGCTCCTGGAATTATTAACAATGTGATAAAGCAAATCAATACAGCACAAAACACAAAACAATCTTCAGCACCGCCAACAGCTAATCTAACAACTTCGGCCAATACTCAAAGCACTGGCGGATTGCAAGGATATGCATTTCCGCAAAGTAGTAATACAAACAAGGCCACATAATGATGATTAATAACTTACCCAGTACTACAAACGGTCCAGTTGCAGTCAAACAGTTTTTTGACAATTATTTTACAGGTACTGTTACATTTCCTGCAAATCAGATCGATGCCACCACTGCATTCTTTACCAAGCGAGGATTTGATAAAGTCAGCGCCGCAAGTACTGCAATCATTTTACTTAACCAAGCCAAAGCAGAAAATGTCAGTGTGTTCACATTGTTAGACAAATTTAAAAGTCTTACCGATGTGCAACTCAATCAAATTATTGTACAAGTGTTGAACGCATACAGAGAAAAAACCAGTTTATTAGGTTATAGAACTGCCATGCAAACTGATACATTTGAAGCTCGCAATATTTTAGTGTAATGGCCAGCAAATTTGCACGTGGTAAGTTTACCATGACAACTCCTGAAAAATATGTAGGTACCAAGATGCCCACATATCGCAGTAGTTGGGAACTCACGTTCATGAGATTCTGCGATACAAATCCTAGTATCTTAAAATGGGCCAGCGAAGCGATACAAATTCCCTACAAAGATCCCTTAACTGGCAAGAGCACAGTGTATGTGCCTGATTTTTTTATACAGTACGTGGACAAGCAAGGACGCATGCTGACAGAACTGATAGAAATAAAACCCAGCAGTCAGCAGATACTGGAGCGGGTGGGCAAGAACAAATTCAATCAAATGCAGTTTGTCAAAAATCAAGCCAAATGGGCTGCCGCTGGTGCCTGGTGCAAACAGCAAGGATTGCGATTCAGAATACTGAATGAAAATGATATATTCCATGTTTGATCTGGATAAGTAATTGTATGACTAAAAAACTAGAGGAAGTGTTGAATCTTCCAGAAAACAAAAAGATCATTAAAGACGAAGAAAAGCGCCAAGTAAAAGCTGAAGTTGCACAGCCATTTCTTCGTGACATGCAAGAGTTTGATAAAATATCAGCCGCACTACCGCAGGTCAAAGGCTTGGGTGATTTGGGTGATGGCGAACTGGATGCCTTGGCACAAAAAGCTCAGGACGCTTACGAAGACATAATGGATCTTGGTATGAATGTGGAAGCCAGATACAGCGGCAGATTGTTTGAAGTGGCTGCCAGCATGCTGGGTCATGCTATACAAGCCAAAACTGCCAAACTGGATAAGAAATTAAAAATGGTTGATTTACAGCTGAAAAAGCAGAAAATTGACCAAGACGCTATGGGCATCGACGACAGTGTGACACTTCAGGGCGAAGGTGTAATTGTTACAGATCGCAACAGTCTATTAGAAAGATTAAAGAATTTAAAATAAATACATGACTAGGATCCTAACATGAAATCATTTACCGAATACTTAACAGAGAGCAAAAAAATTTACCAATTCAAGGTAAAAATTGCCGGCGAGCAACCTGACAACTGTGTTGAACAACTTAAAAGATCTCTGGATCAATTCCATGTTGGTAGCGTTAGCAAAGGCAACACCGCACCAATACAAGAACGTCACAGCGATTTTCCAGAACATACCAATGTTGGCATGACCATTTATGATGTGACCACAGAGTATCCAGCAACTGCTTTACAAATTCGTGACATGGCGGCAAACGGGTTGGGTATTGCACTTGGTCAGGTTGTAGTCCGTAACATGGCTGAAGAGCGTGAGCATGAAATCAATCATGCATATGACAAACGTACAAATACCGCTGTGTCAGGAACACCACAATCGCCTAGCAATCACGGCGACATGGTCAATGACACATACAAATATAACTTGCTTAAAGAACTAGGCAAAGAAAAACATTCCATGACACAAGTCAAGGGATTTAATGATCAAATTTTAGCCAAGAATGCGCCTGGACCAGCTAAGGAATTTGGTAAAAATAAAACAACAAATAAAAAATCTGGGACTACAAGTGTCATCGGCACCAAGCAAAACAGAATCCCTGATCCAATGAAGGGAGCAAAATAATGCAGTTATACGATTTGATAGCAAAATTAAAAACAATTGAAGATCAGCCATCACGCAAGCAGGCCACCGAAGGCTTAGAAATCATGCCCATGATGCCAGGACATTCAGACCATCAACCGGACAATGTGTCCATGAGTATCAATGTCAACGGTCAAGGCGAAGGCGGCATTCGTAGTATCATGAATATCCTACGTGACATAGAAGGCAATGACAGTCACGGCGAACCAAGTCATGAACATGATCCAAAAGAGCCACTGATTGGCGACATGGTGCAAGACATGCATGATAACATGGACAATGACACGGGCGAAGACAGTCCACTAAGTGATGCTCCAGAAGAGGAAGTAGAAGAAACTCAGAACGATGATGGTGAAACATGGGCAAATAGTGCTCGTGGCGATGTGGGGCATCACACACACGGTGTTAAATCTGTAACATTTAGTGGCGATGACATGAACAGCAAGGGCAAAATTAGTCCACTAGCTCGTGCTCCTGGAACCAACACGTTACGTGAACCCAGCAATTTTTCCGAATCATTGGTTCGTAGGTTGCAAGAACACTACGAGCAAATCAAGAACAATTAAGTTTCGTCGCAGTTAGCACTCTGTAACCAGTGCCAAATAGACCCTCCGGGGTCTATTTTTTTGATTAAATAAACATATGGCCAAATCACTAGACGGCGTCTTAACCAAAAAAGCGCACAGCAAAGAAAAGTTCACAGAAGAACAAGTACAGCATTTGCTGGCATGTTCTGATCCCACGAACGGATATGCACATTTTGCTAGAAACTTCTTTCACATACAGCATCCTGTCAAAGGCAAGATGTTGTTTAAACCGTTTGAATATCAAGACAGACTACTGCAAAGTTATCACGATTTTAGATTCAACATAAACATGTTGCCACGTCAAAGTGGCAAGACCACTTGTGCATCCGCATACTTGTTATGGTTTGCCATGTTTCATCCGGATCAAACCATTCTGGTGGCCGCACACAAATACACAGGCTCACAGGAAATTATGCAACGTATCCGTTA